TAAGTTTCTTAAGTGCCATTATTTGGTACCCCCTTCAGTTAGTCTTGCCCTCAGTTCCGCGCGGTAGGCTTCCGCCTTGCGCGTCTTGATAGCTTCTAAGTCTTCTTTTCTTGCCTGCACCGATGTTTCGGAGTAGGCCGGGAACGTGCATACTGATACCTCGTACAGTTTGACCTTCTTGATCGTCCAGTGTACAGATCCATCGTCGCGGAAGTCGGTTTCCTCTTCGAGGATGTCGAAGCCGAAGCTGCACTGATTGACGTCACCCCGCTGGACTCTCGCGTACAGGTTCATGGCATCCTGATCGTCCGGGTTGATCAGAATGTCGCCCCACAGTCCGTGCGAGTCTTCGCGAAGCTGCAGTGTGCCTGCCGTGTTGCGCCCCAGCACCAGCCTCGTTTCATGGTCGATCAAAGCGCGAACATCGCCTCCCAGGGCATCAGTAAACGCCCCGGGTGCGACTGATTCGCTCATGTCATCCCATATCTGATATACGCTATTGAATACGGCGAAGTATCCTTCGATATGAAGAGCTCCGTCGTCGTCCCTCGTGTTGAATTTTGATTCGATGCTACGAATCTGTCTCAGTGTTTCTCTTTCCATGTTCTAATCTCCCTCTGCATCTCTCCGCTGCGCTTGTTTGTATCCATTTCATTTTGATATCGCAGTATCTCTGATGCACGCACGGCATATCAGAGAGGCTGCATATAAGCCTTTTATTTTCCACTCTGGTCAATTCGCATATAAGCATTACTCATCGCCCTCCTGTATGAGCTTTTTCTGAAGTGCTGACATATCGAACGGAATATAGTTCTCAAGCACTCTGAGCTCATCCAGGCCCTCTCTCGGATCCATACCGATGCGGTCTCTGACCTCGTTGCCATCCACGAATCCGCGATCTGAAAGCTTGCCAAACACTTCTGCGATGGTCTTTATATCCCAATCCATCAGGCTCAGGATGTTGAATTTCAGATACCATTTTGGATTGACTATCAGCTTGCGGGACAGTTCCTGTTCGAGGCCCTGTGCGATCGGCTTCACCGTATTCTGAATAAATGAATTCCAGGCATCTTTGTTGTATTCTCCGACTCCGAGAACGAAAGGCGGCACGCCCACGATGGACGCGACCGTTTTCTTGTCTATCTGCACTGAGTCGGATATGGCCAGATCAGCCAATGACAGAGGCTTGATCTGCTCCACAGAGAACTGATCCGCCGGTATCAGCCACGGCTCTCCCATGTTTGAGGATTTCACATAGTCATTGAGTAGCTTCTGTCTGCCTTCCGGGCTTGAGAATTCATCCGTCAGGGCGTCTATCTTGACTATGACTGAAGGCCGCCACTCTGATTTCATGAAGGCGTTCTTTGTTTTCTGCGCCTGTTTGAGGTTGTTTGCGACATCCTTCACGATTACCTGAATGCCTCTGCCTTTCCACGGATAAGCCGGATCCGGATTGTTTACGAAGTGAATCACTTCATCCGGTCTGTACTTGATTCCATCTATAACAACCACGTATCCGTATCCGTCAGGCAGGAACGATACCCTGTTTGCCGGTATAGGCTCGAGATCGTCGAGCAGGCCTGCGTTTGTGCGCGCTCTTACGACGCTGTTGCCCTGTCCGTACAGGAGCATGTTCATAGTCGCAAACTCTATAAACGTTCTTCTGGTCATGAACCGGTTCGGATTGATGTCTATTTTTCGGGACAGCTCATTCTCGATCCTGACATCTCCGTTTTCGGTATTTGCCATAAGTCTGATCGTCATGCTTGATATCAGCCTGGCAATTGTCTCGCAGGCTGTATATACCTCCGGGTTTTTGTCCAGCGTCGTGTATCCGCTGCACATCAGATCGTAGTTGTCTATGTCGCTCAGGAAGAACGCTACTCCGGAGTTGTTGCCAGCTCTCTGCTGGACGGTGTTGCTGTTTCTATTTTTTTTCCTTTTCTTGCTCATTGTTTCCCCACCATGACTCTGCTTTACTCTTGCGCCTCATATTGAACAGCATCTGAACGCATGCAAAGACTGAGGCGTCAAACAGATCTATTCTCGATTCCTCGCTGACTTTCTGATACTGGATCATGTCATCGACCTTCTCGATGCCGTGTATATTTGAAACACAATACTCATAAGCCGATGAGTGCATATAGTAAAGACGGCCATCCTTTGCCGCCTTTTCGATATGTCTGAATCCGTTGCTTTTTATGTGGAAGTATTGCGGCTGATCTACGATCTTGAATCGCTTCTTTTTCATCGAAAGGAAGAATTCTTCCGCGAATTTTCTGTCCTGTCCGACGATCTTGATCTTGAAGCCTTTCTGTCTCATCTCGCAGAACCAGTTCACGATATCCGAATAGTTGACTGTCGGCGTATTACACATGGTCAGCTGGCCTTCATCCTTCCATTCGAATACAGGGATTCCGTCTTCTTCCTGCTTGCGCACAGCTTGCGTGATCGGAAAGAATGCGTGAGTGATCACTATATCCACTCCGTCATATTGCCCGTAGAGGGCAGCTGCTGTCAGGTCGTGCATCTTCGACAGATCTGCGCCTCCGAACCACTCGATAGGCAACTTGGCCAGCTCTTCGATCGTCCAGGAGTATTTTCTGTCGCTTCTCTTGAATTCCTCAATATCAAAGTATGTCTTCAGTGCTGTTGTGTATATGTTCAGCGAACGCGAGAGGAAGTCCTTCCTCTGCTGCGGATCGCTTTCCGCCTGCCTTGCTTCCTGCATGAGATCTTCCGGAGATACCGTCACGCCGTAGGACAGGTTCGCCTTCTGGTGCTGCACGGGATCTGTGTAGTCTACATTGCCTTTTTCGTCCTGATCAGCTCTTGCTACAAAAGCGAAAAATGCATCATCCTTCACGATGCCGGCAGCCACTTTAATGGCGTACTCCGTCCGCCTGTACCCGAAGCTGTTTGCATTGTCGCCGGCTGTAGTGATGCCGATCATCATTTTGTTTCTGTAGGCCTTCATGGCCTCTTTGAATCTGTTGTATTGCGCCGGCTTCTTATAGGCTGCAACCTCGTCTGCGATAGCAAAATTGCAGTTGAAAGAGTCCTGGCTGTCCGGGTTCGCTGCCAGTGCTTCGATATGCAGCGTTCCTTCGATCTTGTCTTTGTCTCTGAACGTGTACTGGATCGAATGATTAAAGCTGTTGTTGAGGATCTTGAATTCCTTGCTCAGCTTCCTGTAGTCGATCGAGAACTTTATGAAGTTGAACGCTTCGAGCGCCTGCTTGAGCGCGTTCGCGACTATGTAGATCGTCGAGCCTGACTGTCTCTGTACGACTCCCGCCGCAAAGGCCCACGCTGCAATGAATGATGTTTTGCCGTTTTTTCTGGCTATTTCGATGAAAGCTTCTTTGAAACGTTTTTCATCTGAGCCGGCATAGTAGAACCCGTGGCAGTTGACTACGCAGAAGATCTCCCAGGGCTGCAGTATCAGAGGCTTGCCCATGAGAGGCTGCCCCTCCATGTCTTCACCTTTTGCGTGAACAAAAAAGCCTTCCATGATGGAGCATATAGCGTTCGGCTCTTTTGTCCGGAGCTCGAGGTCATCCCTCTTCATGTCATCCTGGAAGCGCTTGCAGGCGTTATAAATATCAGCGCCTACAATGATTTCGCCTTTGACAACCTTGTCTGCATATTCGATTGCTGTTTTTACATAGTCTTTTGCTTGTATCATACTCCGATGTTCTTGAGGACATCGGCAAATGTCTCCTGATCAGGCTTCTGTGCTTCCATAGCCTCTTCATTGATCCTTTTGAGCCCGGCAGGAGTAAGCCCGAGATCGCGCCAGTATGCCAGCGCATCTCGGTTCATGTCGTTTATCACTACCAGCGCCGGATGTTTCACTATATTTTCCGCTCCGGCCTTGTTCACATGTTTTACGACAGTTTCTTTGCCTTCCTCTTCCCATTTCTGCTGTGCAAAATCTCTTGCCTCCATAATTCCGGCAAGAGTTTCTATCACGGGCTCGAAGAAGGGCCTGTACGTGCCAGCCTTCTTCGTGTTAGCCTTTATCTTTCTTTTCCATTCTGCCTTCGTCATTTCCTTGCTCCGTCTATTCTGTCGAGCTCTTCCTGCAACATCCTGACGGCTTCTGATGTGTCGATTATTTCGCCTGTGTCGACGCTTTCGTAGTCATACGGGATGACTTCGCAGCCGAGGATCCGGGCCTCGATGGCTACGCGGTCAACTGCGTAGACCCGTTTATATTTTGCGAGCTCCGAAAGAAATTCCTCGCGAGGCAAGAGACTGATATAGTCTATGTCGCGAGGCAGCTTGCATCCGTATGCCTTTTCAGGACGCCCTGCGAAGGCAACGTCCTTCGTCTTTTCCGTTCTGAATTTCTTTACGTATTCGACATCTACCGAGAGCGGCAAAAATACCGGCTCTCCGATGTGCTCGATCTTTGGCATGTCCTTGTGCGAAGAGCATACCATTATCAGGTCTTTGTACTCTGTCAGCCACTCGTACCACTCCGGGCAATGAGGATGATTGTGCACGAAGAATATCGCGTGGTCGCATCCGATCTTGTCGGCTCTCAGGTTCACTGTGATCCAGTTTCTGTCGGTGCGTATATTCGGGATTATGCTGTCGCATATTTCCTTGCTGTAGTAGTAGGCTCCGTTGTATTTGTTTTTACCTATCCTGGCGGCGGCTTTTAAATACTCCGGCCTTTCGTGATTGATTATCATCCATCTATCCTTTCAAGCTCTTTCTGCAGGATCACAGCGGCTTCTGAATTATCGACTATCTTCCATCGTTCCGGATCCGGAAAGCGCTTATCATATGGCAGGATATTGCAGCCGAGGATCCGGGCCTCGATGGCCGTTCTTCCGACCGCATAAACGTCCTGGCATTTGGCAAGTCTTTCCAGCAGTGCAGGCCTCGGCATGCTTTCGAGGAACACCGTGCCAAGAGGCAGCTTCACGCCTGACCTCTTGGCCTGCCGTCCTGCGAATGCTGTGTTGATATATCTGTCAGTCTCCGGGATTCTGAATCTTTCGACATACGGAACATCGACGGAGAGCGGCAGATATATCGCCTTGCCTAAGTGAGCGACTTTTTCGACCGTTTCCGGAATGCCGCACACCAGTATCAGATCTTCGTACCGTTTGAGCCAGTCATAGATGTCTGGACGGGTGTTGCTGTGTATAAATACTATGGCGTGATCGGCTCCGAGATTCGGAATGTTGATCGTCACCCAGTTTCTGTCGGTCTTTACTGCCGGGATTATGTTTTTGACTATCTCATGCGAATAATAAAAAGCTCCATTCCAGCAATGATTCTTGCCGAGCTGGCGCCATACTTCGCGGTATTTCGGGTTGTCGTGATCGATGATTATCGGCTTCATTTTGGCCCTTCCTTTTTTCCTTTTCCCCTTTTCCCTGATTTTTTGTCGTGTGTATAAGCGTCTGCCCTCTCCGACCCCGGTGTCCCCCAAGAAGTTATTTACTATATACCGGGGGGGATACTGTGAGCGGCACATTATTGTTCTCGGCCCACATTTGAATTCGTGCCATTTTTATATCGAAATCGGGTATCTCAACAGGGTCTTTCCGATACACTTTTGTGAGATATATGATCCTGTCCGGCTGGATAGCTTCGAGATCGTTTACTGATGGCGCTGTCCTGATCACGATCACGTGAGCTGCATAGCTTGTCGCCTTCAGCGCGAATCCCTGCAGCAGATCATTGGCCATCCATCTTGCCTGCTTGTGTGATGTCTCTCCCATCTCCAGTCTGAATGCAGCTGCGATGTAGTCGAGATCATACACGAGCGTGCTGCCTGTCATGTGCGTCCTTGCCCAAGTGGTTTTGCCTGTGCCGGGTTTTCCGATCACGAGCGTCACGCCTTCGTCCATCAGGTCGATGCCTTCTTTCATTGCTGTCATCCTCATGAGCGCGATGCCTTCGTCTGTCAGCTCATCAGTGTCTCTGTCGTGCAGCATGTTGTGAGCTGCTCTCGACAGCGATATGAGATTCCACGAGCACATCGCATACTCCGGATAATCTCTCACCGGGAATATGTGGTGCACAGTGTCTGCTTCGACCTTGAGGCCCTCGCGCCTTGATAGCTGGCACTGATATCCGTCACGCTTCAGTATGAAGTTTCTTTTGCGTTTCCATTCTTTTGAGTGGTAGTCGAACATTTATCCACAAAACAAAATCACTCCGGTGCGATCCGAAGTGATCCTGTTGACATGACAATCACATATCCAAGAGGTTGGCGGTGATCTTAACTGTTCGCCAGCTACACTATAACACGGATTTTTTATCAATGTTATCAGACTTTTGTTTGCTCTTGTTTCGGTTTCTCTTCTCGTTTCTGGCAAACCAGAATGCATTTATCTTTGTTGAGATCGCCGCCTGGCTGTAGTTCATGATCCTGCCTATCTCTGCCTGGCTTGTGCCGTTGATGTAATACATCCGGAAGATGGCGCGGATCTCTGTGTCGTCCAGTCCGTTGATGAACTTCTCCGCCGATGCGAGCTTTCTGATCAGTTTCTTCCGTCGGTCTATCAGAGCTTCTGTGAGTATGCGCAGCTGCTCCTCGCCGTTATCAAGTCCGGTCATGGATTTCGGAATGCCTTTGCCCGTCCGATAGTCCTTATAGAAAACGCTGACGTATGTCGACTTCGGATTCTCCATCGATTCCTTGATCGCCTGTATCTCGTGCCTGAGCGCTATGCAGTCTTCTAAGTCTTTCCTGATCATTTTGTTCCTCGCTATAAATAATCCCATTCGAACAGATCACCGAATTCCATCTGCCTCAGTGATTCGAATGTCACGTATGATTCCTGTCTGACTATCTTTGCATTCTTTCCGCCTCTCCATCGCCTTAGTCGCGGTTCCGGGTCTACGGCGGTCATCATGTATGTCAGCGTCGGACATCCTGTGATAACGTTCTCAAACTCTTGTATGGTATCCATGTCGATCTGATATCCCTTGATCGGCCTGATGTTGTCCCTGCTGAATTCCTTCGGACTTGCCGGTTGCCTGATGATGATAGGCGATCTCAGGTTGCGAGTACGGCTGTATCTCTGCTTCGTCTGGCTGTCAGGCTCCCGGAAGTGCTCGGCCGTCTCTTTGACTATGTACTCGGCCAGCTTGTAGTAGTTGCCGTTCGTGTCATCATCCAGCGGAATCCATTTAACCCTGCCCCATGTCCAGCACTCCCGGATCAAAGCCAGATCTATCCTGTTGATCACTACATGGTGATGTATCCTCGACTCAAGCTCCGTGGCCCACACTGCTTTGACTTCGACGCCTGCCTTCTTGCATTTTCTCTTCAGCCTTCTGAAGAACAGCTTGAGAGCACGCTTGCCTTCTTCTCTCGTAGGCTCTTCGGCCCACGTCAGTATCAGGTGGCCGTCATCCACTCCGAAGTTCTCATTGATCATCCTTGTGAGATTCTGCACAGCTATCCTGTCATTGTTCTCTGCCATCTTCTCGGAAGTAGGATTCATCTTCTCCGCTCTCTTTCTTCCAGCCACAACGCCATGTGTGACTCTGATGGTGCGGTCGATAACTCTTCCGGCTATGCATGTCTCTTTTATCAGTCTCGGCTTATTTTTTTTCATGACGTGGTTCTAAGGTTAATCAATGTATCGAGGGTGAAACCCGGCGCGCGGCCGGGTATTTGATTTGCTATTCTTTTCTTATATATATGAAGAGTTTTGTATTACCTCTTCATCAGATCTGATGGTCGTCCATCCATTCCAGCGTCCTGCGGATCTTAGTGGAGTATGATAGCCTTTAGTTTCTCCGTGTCGATTATCATTCCTCAGATCCCCTCGCTGCCCTAAGTATTCTCTCGGCATGGCTCATTGCGTCGTTAAATCCCTCAACATAGCCTCGTTGCCACTCGCTCTTTTTTGCCCTTCTTTCGAGTTCATCCAAATAGTCTTTATCAACACTCACAAATTTCAGCTCATTACAATCTTCCATCGTCTGCTCCTTTCATGTATGGCTCTGGTAGTGGCATCCATGCGACAGCCTCAATCGCCTCGTCAAACTCTTCCGTTTCGCATTTTCCATACTCCGCAAGCAAGTCTTCTGTTACGCTTGAGTACCAATACCACTTGCCTCTGTAATAGTGTGCTGTGCCGATGAAGTGCTTGCCAACAATGTACTGATAGTACGATTTAGGGTCATTGTTCTTCCATGTGACAATTACAGGCCGTATATCTTCGGGCAGCCTTTCCTCACATGGTATCCACGCTTGCCCGCTTGCCTTTTCAGACAGCATTTCGATTGTGTCTGCTGCTTTGAACAAAAGGTCTGCCATCGTCCTATTCTCTTCGACAAGATTTTCATGCTCTGACCATTCTCGCAGTTCTGCTACTTGCCTACTTATCATGCTCATCTTCTACTCCTTTCATCTTCCCGACATTTGTGTCGGGAACATCTTCGCTCCGCAATAAGGGCAGAAATTATACGATTCCAAACCGAGTCTTTCACATTCTGAACAATACGCCCAGCCATTGTTGTTAAATTTCCATTTCCCATGCTTCGGCTCGACAGCAGGGATGCTGTTCATAACATGCTGAGATACTGCTTCTGCATCATAAACTATGTGTCCTATAGCTTTTGCCATCGCCTTTATTGCATCGCTTCGTCTGATTAAATCGCCCATCACTCGCCCTCCGCTTCTATTACTGTTGGTGCGTTATTCTTCACCATGTCAAGTGCGCTATTAAATACTGGTACTGCGTATTTGTATTCTGCCGAATGTTTATGCCATGTTTTGAAATCCTGCTTTTCGCTCGGCAATTTGTACGCATCGAGTTTGTCTGCATCTATCAGCCGTCCGTGTGGTTCGGTGACTTCGATGAGTGGGCAAGTATCGAGTCGCTTGTCAATGTACTCGATGATGTTCCCCGATGATATTTGCTGTTTGAAGTCGCAACAATCGTGTTTCAGATAACAAGTTACACACCCTTCGGGCATTTCCATGTACTTCACATATATCCCCATGTCTGCTCCTTATTCCTCAACCTTTACAGACAATACTTTTTTTCTGGAGACGGATACGCCGTCCTTTGTCTGCTTGATCGTTACCGTCGAGTCCGGCAGCCTGAACGAAGCAGTCCCTATGGCCTCGAGGACGCAGAGTTCTCCGACATCCTTCAGGACATCTATGGTCTCATTGCTGAGTATGTCCATGCCGAAGTTCTGGGCGGAAGGGCCGCAGATCTGCTCGATATTGTCTTTGCATTTCCTTATGCTTTTGCTTTTGTTTCCGCAGGTGCATTCTTCGGCCGCGATCCTGTCAGCCTCTTCCTGGGTAGCTGCTTCTACCATGCGGGTCTGTCCGCAGTACATACATGTTCCCATTATGCTTTCCATATAGATCCTCCTATTTATTCTTCTCGCAGTGCTCTATGACGGTCTTGCCCCGGTAGGTATTCCGCCATTCTGTCTGGCGGGCGTTCACTTGTCCGTCTCCCTTCCGGCTGCATTCAAGGCATATGTATCTGACTCTTCCGGTGAAGATCTCCTTCATTCTCAATTTGTCAAATTCCCGCCCGCATACTGCGCACTCTTCAACTTCTCTGTCTCTGATATACATTTACTTCCACATACAGTCTGTATGCGTCTCCTCGTCTCTATCCTCTTCATCTTCTGAATATCTGAGGCGGGCCACTGAATCTACCATCTCATCGAGGTAGTTATCGAGAACGTCTATGATTCGCACTGCGGCCTCAGATATTCTTTCCTTATAGCTTTGCAGCTGTTGTTTTCTGCTTTTCATGTGTTTCATCACCATGTCCTCCCTTACGCGAAGACTATCTTGTACTCTTTCCCTTTCCTGCTTTTCTTCCTGAAGGCTGTCGCTGCTTTCCTTTCAGCTTTCTTTTCGGCCTTTGCGTCGATCTTGGCCAGCGCTTCCTGGTCTTCCTTGAATTTCTCCATCGCCGCCTCATAGTGTTTCGGCACACCTGTATCGATAAACGATTCGCTCACTAAGCCTCTGCCGTACTTTTCTCTCATCGCCCTGCTCATTACTCGCCCTCCTGTTCTTTCAGTGCTTCCCTTCGTTCTTCCAGAATGTCTATGGCATCCTGGAGGCCATCACATATACCTGTAAGCTTTCCGCATGTGTAGCCGATGTAAAAGATGGAAACAGCAACTGCGGCTACTACGATCAGTGTAATCAGCGCTTCTATCATTCCTCTTCCTCCCGCTTCCGCTTGTACTCCAGATATTCCTGATATATTCTTTAAGCCTCTTCATCTGATCTTGAGGCTGCTATGCACATCGACCACAGAGTGATCGCGATGAGCAGTACCACCGCCACTATCAGGATCTTTATCATGGTCTCCATTCTCCGATTATCTTCTGCAATGCGGCCGCCATCTTTGTGCCTACCTCTTCATCGATCTCATTCTGTTCTGATATCAGATCGTTGATCTTGAAGTATGTATCCTGCAGCTCATCCATGTAGACCTTGAACTGCATCAGGAGCTCATTGCTGTTGTTGGCCAGCTTCTTCTCGAGAGCCTCGACTTCCGCCTCGAGCCTGTTGATCTCCTCAGCGTTCTGGCCGAGGGTGGCATGTACTTCCGCCGCGGCATCTATTTTCGCCTTCTCCCTGATATCCGCCTCTGCTGCATCGATGGCCTTCTTGACTTCTTCCTCCTGGGCGTCCTTGAGTTCTTTAACCTTCACCTTTTCCTTTTTCAGTTTTTCTTTTGCGTCAGACAGCTCGCTTGTCATCTTTGTGTTTTTGTCCTGCTCGGCTTTCAGCTGATCATTCAGGTGTTCTACCGAATGCTGCATATCTGCCAGCTCTTGTTCGGATCCGGAGTACGCATCTAAGCTTGCGGCGTCAGCCCTGGCTTCGGCTTCCTCTTTTTCCTTTTTCAGCTGAGCGATCTTTTCCTTGAGCTCACGGACAGTCATATCTGCCACATCATTGTTCTCAATGACCTCTGCAGCGACCTCTTCCGGCGCTGCCAAAAGCGCCCAAACCGTTGAAATTTCAATATCCGTAAACGTTTCCGTTTTTGAAAACAGGCTGTTTTCGTCATCCATTTTCCTCGCGAGCTTCATGCATTTCTCAGCTTTGCTCTTTGAAAACTCGAGATTGTCCGTGCACCAGTCTTCGAACTTGCCGTGCGGGATCCTGCTCTTTATCTCTATCAGTCTTCTGCCGGCATCAGCGAGGATCATATAGCTCATGTGAGCCAGGCCTTCTGCCTGCCAGTATTTAGCGTTCACCTCTGCAGTCAGCTGCTCGGTGCTTTTGCTTTCGAGGTTTACCTCGGTCTTGTAATTAACATCGATTACTTCATTCATGCTGCTTTCCTCTTCTTTCTGTTCTTGCCATTAACCACTTTCTTGAGCCAGCGATCCACCCAGGCTATCACCTCTTCATCCGGGATCCTGTTGCCTGTTTCGTAACACTGCTTGATGGATTTCTCATTAAGCGCGAGCTCGATTGTCACGAATGACGTGTTCGGGTGATCTATCCTGCGCAGTACGAATATCTTGGCTTTGCCTTTCATCGCTCTGGCCGCGTATGAGCCGACACAGTTGTGATTGTTGATACCTTCGTTCTTGAAGTCTTCGAGCGATTCGAGCGCTCTGATCAGATACTTGCCGTCCTGCATGTTGTACTTCTGCAGCTTTGGCAGGATGTCTTCTGTGAAGTGTCTTTCTTCTTCGGCTATTGCCTGGCGCTGTGCTTCCATCTTGGCTTCACGCTCTGCCTGGCGCTGCGCATTGAATTCGGCTACGAGCCTGTCGTGAGCTTCGCTGATGTCCTTCGGATATCTGTAGTAGTCATCATCTGTCGGGTATCCGAGTTCCTTGAGCATGTGCTCATAGTCTCTGTATCTATAGATGAGCGCGGTATCCCAGCTCCAGTTGCCCTTTTCCCATTGCTTTTGTAAATATCTGGCCAACTTTACCGGATCGCCTTGTACCCTCCCGGAGTAGAGCGCTCCTATGTCAATCCACTTCTTCACGAGCTCTTGCTCTTCGAGTTGTGGCCTTGCTCTCCATTTGAGGATCTTCTTGTAGTAGGCGATGCCTTCGATATCCAGCTGATTCCACTTCCGGAGCTTGTCGACATCCTGCGGTTTGAGCCGGAGGAATCCCGGCAGCGTTTTTGCATTCCAGTCCGGGCGGATGTATATGTGGCCGCAGTAGCTCGCCTTTTCCGCGATGTACGCTCCGAGGCCTGCTTTTACTATGTATTCGCAAGCAGGGTATTTCGCATGGAGCGCGAGCTCTTTTATCAGCAAGGCCGGATGTCGGATGTATTTGTATTCGCTCATGTTTATGAAAGTCTTTGACAGCAGCCTCTCTGTGTTCGGGTATACCTCCCATGACAGATCTTCGAGATGCATCTCATGCTGCTCCACGGCGCGTGTTTTCGGATCGCTTATGTCGTAGTACCAGGTGCGCTCCCATCCTTGCTGCTTTGTTCTTGTCAGTCTTCCGAACGAGAGCGGCGTCAGTTTTGTGTGTTCCTCCTGTTCTCTTGTCTGGCTGTAGTCTTTGAATAAAGCTTTCTTGATGACGTCCGGGCTGTATCTGTATTCCCAATGAGCCCGTACTTCGGCGTAATAGATAGCGCTCTTCGTTTTCCAAAAATGCAGATATGTCTTGTAGTATCTCACGATCGGAGTAGTGTGTGGCCATGCCGTCTGTACTTCATGGCAATTAGGACACGCGAGCCTGCTGCCTTTGTAGATCTTGTCTGTGTATTCTGTCGTGTGGCCGCAGCGGGTGCAGTGCATCACCTTCTTGAATCTGTCATAGAAGATATTGCTCGGCAGCGTTTTGCGGATCCACTCTTCATAGTCTTTCGGATACTTGATGTCGAAAGGCATATCTTTGATCGGTGTGTATTCAAATTCCATGCCGGGCCTCCTATATCAGATCAAGTACATCTACTTTGTCCGGAGAAGCTGATGCTTTTCGTCTCATCGGCTTGCCCTGCAGCTGATAGAATTCTTCGGCCATCTCTTCAACCTCTTCATGGGTGATGTATGCTGACTGATGTCCTGAGCCTTTCTGCCTGGCTATGTCTCCGGCCTTTTTTTCGATGTTCGATATGAGGTCTTTCAGATTCTTCGACAGAATCGAGTCTGCAACGGCATCGTTAGTGCAGAAGCTGTTGACATGTTCCTCAATAAAAATGGCAAGCGCCCCTCCGATATCCTCGGACTCTTTCGTGATCTTGGCCCTTGCCTCGTTGATTTTTTCTCTGTTCATATTTGCCCTCCTCTTGAGTGTCTTGTCTCATGTCAGTGGCGCTTCCGGGAATCGAACCCGGATCCGATCGGGATGCAAGCGATCTGTGCTGCCGTTACACTAAGCGCCATATTTAGAACCGGGCGAGGCGGGAAAACTGCAAAAAAGCCAACTGCGCGTGGTCAGTGCGCCATTAAAGACCTGTCCTTATTTATTTATTTGTTTATGAAGAAAGATATCTGCCCCGCCCGGGTTCTATCTGTAATATTCTCTGTAGAATAAAGTCTTCGCTTTGTAGTTCTGCAGATGCGGCCGTTCCAGATCCGCATTGCTTATGAATATGTTGCCGTCCACTTTTCCGGCTGAGCTGAAGCCGATGCTGCGTGCAGTCCTTACAGCCTTGTCTCTTGACATCGCATCCTCGAAGACGAACACTCTGAGCGTTCTCTCCCAGGTATCGAAGCGGCCGATGTAGCCGCTCAGCGTCAGGATCTCCGACTGCAGCGTTCTTACCAGTCTGATATTGTCTGAGCAGTATTCCTCCAGGCTGACGCCCATCCCGAACCGGATCCTTTTGTATGTCGTGTACGACCTCTTCATTGTGTCCTTCTCCAGTCCATCTCCTGCTTCATCTGCTGCAGCTCTTCTATCAGGGTGTCGAGATCTTTATAGTTGATATCCAGATACCCTTTTGAGCCGGTTATGACCAGGAGCCTATCTCTGCTCGCCGCGTATGCCACTCCCCAGAGATCCGAGTCGTATGTGAGCACATCGGGCTCTTCGTCAGCGGTCATCAGGATCCGTCGCAGATCCAGTCTGAAGTGCGGCAGGCTGTAAAGAGGTTTGTCACTCATCTCGCCGCCTCGAACCAGCCTTCTACGATGGCCACATGCGCAGGCTGTGTGATCTCCGCCGTTGAATGCTCGCGCAGTATCGCCCTTGCCATTTCCTGTGCTATAGCCTCGATGCTGTCGCCGGTAACATCTATGTAGATCCGGTCTCCGTATCCGTATGTGACTCTGAGGAACTCCGAGTACTTATCGCTGATATTTCGGTACTGTATCGCTTCGAGATCAGGAAGCGGAAACAGCGCCTCGTTCACCTTCTCCACGAACTTTCTCTTTTCGATGTACACTCTG